GCTTGATACACCAGTCAGCGTAGGAAGACTTCGCTCCCTTACTAAGCTTGGCTCTACTATTAGTGAACACAAACCTGATGTCAAGCTTGGGATGCTGCTTCTTGATAGCGATGTGCTTACGCCTATCTGCTGCAAGGAACCTTCCCTTAGTCTCAATAATGATGCCGTTATATAGTATAAAGTCTGGCGTATAGGTGCGGTAGGCTAGGTCTTCCCATTCTATCTTGATGTTCTCGTAGTCATACTTGACCTTGTGTTCATCAAGATACAGGGATAGCTGGTGTTCTAGCCCACTGCGATACCCATACTTAATAGCCATACGTCTTGCCTTATGCAGCAATTACATCTCCTATGTAAGATACGATAGGTGGATTCTTTGCCTGTGACATAACGGCTGGCTGCTCTGTTAGAGTAGGCCAACAATCAAAACGATAAGCACAGAACCTGCACCCATCATTAAGTACTTTGTTACCTGTCTCCTTACCTCTAAACTTCTCTGGTACTGGTTCAAAACACTTTTCAAATCTGTTCTCCTTTACTGTTGCTACGGTATCCTCAATCTTCTTAATCTCTGCATCAAGGTCTAGTCCTGTAGCTGGTACATACTTAAAAGCACCATTAGCTTTGTTGACTACCCACCAGCCGCCGACCTTCTTGCCGGATGCCTTTGCGTAACCAGCTAACTGGCCTACGTATCCGAACCCATCACCACTGGCAAGGGTATCGTAGGATTCAAATTTGTTTCTGTATGACCAGTCGGAAGCTGATTTAATATCATCGACAGCATCGTTAATGACAATATCATATGAGCCGCGAATGCTATCGTCACCAACGTCCAGATGAACGGTTTTACTATCTTCATACTGTACTCCCGCTTCCTTTAGCAATCCCTTGAAGACAGCTTCAACGATGTCTCCAAGCATCATGTTCATTATGAATGTGGTAGGGAAAGGCAAGGCAACTTCAGGCTTGTTCTTCTCATACCATAGCTGGCAAGTAGGTCTGCCAACATTGGACATGCGAATCCTGAAGTCACCTCGCTTGTTTTCCCCACCAAACTGACGCTTCAGTGCATCGGATATATCTGCGGCTACCTGATTGATGGTAGTCTCAGACATGGTACTGTCACCCTTGACAGCACTATCCATGTACTGATGTAACGCCAGTTCAGCAGGATGGTTCATTACGCTACCTCTGAGACATCAATGAGGTCTTCAATGTTCAGGTCATCCAACTCATCACCGTCACTATCTCCCGCCTTCTCAGCGTATGCATTGATGATGTACTCGTTGTAGTTCTGAACCCATGCCATGAAGTCAGCAAAGAGGTCTTGGTCTTTCTGCTGTAGTTCAACTGTCTTGGTAGTATCCATACCAGCCAGAGGTAGGTAGAAGCTATTGCCGTTAGGCAGCTTACGCTCCTCAGTAGTAAGGTCTACTGTGTGTTGAACAGGTAGACGCTTCATCTTAGCCAGCTTGGTGAATACACCACCGACTGTCTTGAATGCGTCACGGTTCTCTACTTCCCAGATGAATGGAGTAGCTTCCAACTCAACAGGATTACCGTTGACATCTTTAGGATTAATCAACTCGACATTACCAAGCACTACTCGTACACGCTTGATTGATTTGATTAAGTCCTTAGTAGATTCAGGCAGTGAAGCATAGTCTTCAATCCAACCAGAAGGCTTGCCGCAGTTGTAGCCACCATCATTATCCTTCAAGTCCATGTTAAGGGTATCAGCCATAACAGTCTTGACGTAACGATTAGGTTTGCCAGCACTGCCCATCACAAACTTCTTGTACATGAAGCGTTGCATGAATGGACGGACAACGGCAGACTCAGCGTAGTAAGTAGGTCCATCTGGAATCTCCAGCTTGTATGTACCTGCCTTAACCAAGATGCTCTCTGCACCAAGAATAGCAGAGTGGTTGATGCGTAGACGAGCAAGGAACATGCCCTGCTTCTTAGTGTTTGCTGCTTCATTTGCCATGCCCATAGCTTTAGCCATCTCAGCATAGTTGTTCGTATCAATTGTGGTAAGTTCAGTCATATAATTAACTCCTTTTCAGTTAGTAAGATTCATAGTTATATCAGATTACATCCTTAACGTCAAGCCAATTCGGGCCTATCTTTGCCTCTAATAATAGAGGTACGTTGAAATCAACTCCCCACCGTAAAGTGATGAGTTCAGGTAGTGCTTTATTAGTAGCAGCTATGACATTGATAACCTGCGCTTCTTCGTCAGGGTGTACGTCAATGACAATACTGTCATGCACTGAGTTCACTATACATGATTGCATACCCTTTAGCAAGTCATCAATGTGCAATAAAGCAATCGGAACAATATCCGCTGTAGCGAATGACTGCACGGGGTAATTCTTAATCTGTGTAAAGTGAGACACACGCCCTGTAGATTTACGTACCACATCAGGGAACGCAAACTCTCTGCCACTAGGCGTGGTTATCTTTTGTGTGTTCACAGCTTCTTTAGCCAGTCGGGAATGCCAAGCGGCAACTCCTTTGTACTTCGCTGTGAAGTGTTCATAGTATGCTGCTTCTGCTTTACTTCTGCCGTATCCTGTTGCGCCGTAGAGTGGAGCAAACGTATGCGCTTTTGCATCCTGTCTACTCGTAGGCTGACCAGCATCGGTAATAACTTTAGCGGTGTATGCATGTACATCAAATCCAGTAGATACTTCTTCAATTGCTACCTCATCTTGTGATAAGTAAGCAGCGGCACGGAACTCAAGCTGCGCAAAGTCAGCTTCCATTACCAAGCCACCATCGAATCGTGACACAAATACTTTCTTTACAGGGAACGTACCGCCACGTGGCATGTTCTGCATGTTTGGGTCTGCACCAGAGAAACGTCCTGTCGATGTACGATGCTGAAGCAAACGAACATGCAGTAAGCCATCCTGTTTAGTGTGCAGACTGATGCCATCCACAAAGGATGACAGGTAAGTATCGACAGCAGATAGCCGCCGTACTTTATACAGGAAGTCAACAGTGTCTGTCAGTCCTCTGGACTTAGCTGCTGACTCCAGTATCTCTAAGTTCTGCTTGCTGGTAGAGAAGCCATTAGCACTTGCCCACTTAGCTGATGGTGGCTTGAACTTTAGTCCAGCCACATTTTTAGTATCCACAAGAGTATAACCAGCCCCACTACAGCGTGTACATTTATTTGTGTTAGCGAATGGACTTCCATCTTTCTTTACCTTTCGTATCTGACCGGAGCCATTACACTCACGGCACTGCTGCGCTGTTGTCTTGTACATAGTCTGTGTGCCACCTGCAATCAGGCTGCGGAAGTCTGCATCTGCCATGTAAGGGTCAATAGCATTACCCCAATATGGTTTGTCCACAACCTTACGGCTGTAGATAACCCACGACAATTGCTCTGGACTGTTGAGGTTGATAGGTGTATCTCCCATAACCCTACGAACATGCGCCTGTAAGTCTTGAGTAAGCTGTTGCTTTTCTTGCTCAAACTCCTCACGTACTTCCTCTAACTTGGATAGGTCAACAGCAAAGCCTGTCTGGTATATCTTAGTCAGGCACTTAGCCACACGGTTAGTCAGTCGTATAGTAGATAGCAGCCCTGCATCAGCCGTAGTGTTTAGTCTACGCCATAGCTTGTTAGCAAGCTGCTGTGTAGCGTGAAGGTCAGCAGATAGATACTCACACAACTCATTGTATGGTATGTCTCGTGTACTGTAGCCCTGCTTGAAGTACTCCTTGAGTGTATCCTGCTTCTTCGTATCTAACTCATAGCGTTCTGCACAAGCCTCTAGCGATAGAGGTTCCTTCAGTCCACGCTGCAAGACATACTCAACAAGCATAGTATCAAACACTGCACCATCATACTTGAAGCCTGACTCCCATAGCCATAGCAAATCATGTGCCACGTTGTGACAGATGAGTACAGTAGCTTGGTCAAGATACCACTGCACACGCTCATGGTAGTCAGGTTGACTAGGAACATCTGCATGGTCAAATGGGAAGTGCTGCTCAACACCTTGGTCATTCAGTACACCCACCATAGTCAGTGAGTTGTTAGGCTCAAAGGGGTCAAGGTGCATCTTACCACCGCGCTTGGTGACTGTGTTCTCTACATCAAGTACTAGCTTCATCCTTCGTA